TAAAAGGTTTAATTGGTGCTGAAGCTGCAGCATATTGGGAAGAAAATCCTAATGAAATTCCAGATGGCAGTAGATATAAACCTGAATATCTACAAGCTAATGTAGAAGAAAAACCAGAAGGAGATTTTGATGATATTAAGAATTTTGGTCTTATGGCTCTTTCTTTATTGCTCTTATTCTAAAGCAAACTGTTTACCTGACGTAGAAGGTCTCTGTACCCCGGGAGTCACAATCACAGAAACTGAAAATATTGTTAAAACTGAGGAAGATAAAGGTACAGAAATAATTACCACAACTACGACTACAAAAACTATTACAACCACCACTGTTACAAACGAAGACTCAGGAGATATTTTAACAGGATCTAATGGATACGTTTCTTCTAATAAAGAAGGAGATATGGACATTGATTGGGGAGGTCAAGGCGGTGCAAATATGCCTACTGGTAATTCTTGTTATGGTCTAGGTGCAGATAAATGTGCACAGATAACAGGTGGTGGTAATTCAACATCTACGATGGGTGTTGCAGGTATGGGTACAACTTTTATTAACACCGTTGACATATCTGATTTACAAATAGATAACGGTGGTGAAGTTAAATATACAATCGAGGTAGATAAACAAGATGCTCAAGATAGAATATACATGCACATTACAGGACTTAACGGAACTACTTCAGTCTTTTCAGGTACTGACATCTTGTCTGAATCTGGAGTATCAACAGGCTACCAATCTTATAACGGCTCTTTCAATTTCAGTGGCATTTTAAATAAAATAATTGTGGAAGTGGGAGGTAGAGATATTAATCTTGCTGTTGGTCCTTTATTTGATGATGTCAGTGTTAATGTTTTCTATAACGTAATTAATACTATTATTACACAACAGATTACTACCTTAGAAGAAATTTATTATTTGGATTTGTTTACAACATCAGAGATTGATTTTGCTCAAGAAGTTTTTGAATTTAATGATGTTACAGTCGATGATGGCATGGTTGATTTTTCACCTATTGAACCTGAAACAGAAGAGGTATCTTTTGAAACTGTAGAATTAGAAATAGATCTAGAGATGAGTTTTGATGTAGAGTTTGCACCACCAGCACCAATGGAAATGCTACCACCACCAGAGATGGAGATGGAAATACCTGTCAATATAGAAACGGTTGAGGCAGAAATACAAATGGAGCTAGAAGAATTACCAGAGCCTGAAATGATAGCTGCTGTAGAGGAGATGCCTGAACCAGAAATATCAGCACCAGAGCCTGAACCAGAAGAAACTGCACCAGAGATAGAAGAAATTAAAGAAGAACCTGAAATGGTAGAGTCTGAACCTGAAGAAGAGACTACCGAAGAATCTCAAGAAGAACCACAGGAATCAGAACAAAAAGAACCGCAACCAGAAGAAAAAGAAAAAGATCCAGAAGAAAAGCCAAAAGAAGAGAAATCATCTAAACCTAAAGTAACAAAAAAAGAGAAAGCTGCTACTAAAATAGTTAAGAAAATTGATGATAAAGCAAGATATGATGATGCTGCTCAAATGAAAACATTGATTGTCATGCAAATATTAAGTAACACACAATCCTTTTTTGATTCACAAGCTACAATCGTAGATACAAATGTTAACGAATATTTAAACAAGACAATAGAAGATCAGTATGGTATTTTGTTTAACATGGCACAGGAAAATACAATTCAGGAGATGATAAATGGCCAGTATTGAGTATCAGGGGATTAAGTTTTCTGGTGGAAAATTCTTCATTATCTTATCCTTATTAGGCGCAATCATCGGTGGTGGTTGGACAGTATATAAGTTTTATGATGATTATCTTGATATGAAAGCCAAAATAGAAGATTACACAGCTCCTGATCTATCTAAATATGATGAAGAAATAGCAGTTTTAAAATCAGAACTAGATATGATATTAGACGAAATTAACCTAGTGGCTTCCGTAGCGCGTGACCTTAAAGGGGATATGAAGGTGGATTTACGCAACGCTAGTAATGACATCCGTCACATCACCGAAATTGTAAATGACATCGAGGACAGACAAAAAGCTGATACAAGGGAGATATTTGATGAACTCAAGCTCATTGAAGAAAGCCTTGACTTACAAATTAATAAGGCTTTAAATAACCCTTTAAGCAATATGAGTGCTAAAACAAAATGAAACTAGAAATAAAAACAGTATTACCTTATCTAGTGCTATTTGGCACATTGGCAATGACATGGGGTATGTGGTCTGAACGTTTAAATGCAGTAGAACAGAAAGCAGATAGTGTTGCAAAAATGCAACAAGACCTAGCTGTTATAAAAATACAAATTCAAGCAATTGATGAAAAAATGGCTTGGATGGAAGAGTTTTTAATAAAGAACTATAATGAGTATTAATGGCTATTAGTAGATCACAAATGGCTCAACAAATAATGAAACCTGGAGGTAATAAAAATGGGAAAACTCTGCGCAAGAGGAAAAGCCGCCGCAAAAAGAAAGTTTAAAGTTTATCCTAGCGCATATGCAAATATGTATGCTAGTGCAGTTTGCTCAGGTAAAGTAACACCTGGCGGTAAAAAGAAACCAAAGAAAAAAGCATTTGGTGGTTCTGTAAACGAAATATCTCAATCTAGAAAACAAGTTTCTGCAAATAGAAAAGCCAGAGGCGGTAAGATTATTGCTGCTGCTTGTGGTGGAGTAATACGTAGGAAAGAAACCACACTCAGTTAAGGAGGTACATTATGGGAAAATTATGGAGTAAGTGGAAGAACTTAAACAAAAAAGGCAAAGCAATTGCTAGTGTTTTTGTATTAGTTGTTCTATGGGCCATTTATAATCAAATCTGGTAATGGCTAAAAAAGGTTTACGTGCTTGGGTAAAAGAAAAATGGGTGGACATTGGTGCACCTAAAAAAGATGGTAAGTACCAACCCTGCGGTAGGTCTAAAGGTTCAAAAAGAAAATATCCAAAATGTGTTCCACTTGCAAAAGCAAGGGGTATGAGCACATCTCAAAAAGCGTCAGCAGTACGAAGAAAACGTGCTGCTGGCAATCCAGGTGGTAAACCTACAAACGTAAAAACAATTGTCTCGAAAAAAACAAGCAGAAAAAATAAAAGATGATGTAATTAATTGGTCTAAGAATGTCTTAGAACCAATGAATAAACATCTCGGATTTCCAGCATGTCCTTTTGCTGCAAAATGGCGAAGAGATAATAAGCTTCGTATAGAAGTCAGACTTGATAAAACCAAATACGAAAAACATTTAACTAAAGTATTAAAAGATTGGAATAAAAAACAACACGATATAATCATATTTTGTGATCCTTATTGGGAACAGTATGATGCTGAACAATTTCAAGATAAGATAGATTTTTACAATAAAACCTATAACAAACGAGATGTGTATTTTATGGGTTTTCATCCTTCCAATCCCGCAACTGTTGAAGAACAAGAATTTCTTGTAAATCCTCACGATGATTGCGATTGGGAGCCTGAATATCAATATAGTATGATGCTAATACAGAAATATAAACAGTTGTATGAAGCAAGTTGCAAACTACATAAGATAGGCTATTATAAAAATTGGCCAGCAGAGTATTACGATGATGTCGTAAAAACTCGGCAAAACGACTACGAAAAACTTTTTAAAAAGGAGAAACGACATGATGGGAATGAAAAAACAAGCCATGAAAAGAGGCGGTAAGCCTGTTGCTATGAAACGTGGCGGTGAAACAAAAAAGCAAGTAAAGAAGAAAAACAAGAAGAAGAAATAATTTATGGCTACCTCGGGAACCACATCATTTGATTTAAGTATAGATAAGCTTGTTGAAAGAGCATATGCACGTTGTGGTATGAATATCAGAACGGGTTATGAGTTATCTGCAGCAAGAGATAATTTGAATCTACTATTTTCGGAATGGGGTAATCGAGGTATTCACCTTTGGAAAGTAAAAAATCAAACAACAAATTTAACAGCTGGGACAACAACATATACTGCACCCTCCGATGCATCTGATGTATTAGAGGTTGTATTTAGAAATGGTTCTACTGATACCAGTATGACTAAAATTTCCAGATCTGAGTATGAGAACTTACCTAACAAAACATCACAAGGTACACCTAGTCAATACTATGTAAGAAGAAATTTATCAAATGTTACAATAACATTATATCAAACACCTAATACAACAGACACACAGATCAATTATTATTATGTAGGAAGAATTGAAGATGCGGGTGTTTATACTAATACTCCTGATGCCCCTTACAGATTTTTACCTTGTCTAGTTTCAGGACTAGCCTATTACACATCACAAGAAGTAGCTCCTGAACGTTCACAAGAATTAGAAAGAAGATACGAAGCAGAATTACAAAGAGCACTAACAGAAGATAGTCAATCTACTTCAGTGCATATTGTGCCTCGTGACTTTTATGTAGGGTAAAATGACTTTTGCAAACGGTAAATTTGCACTAGCTATCTGTGATAGATGTGGACAGCAATATCAATATCTTGAATTAAAACAAGAATGGAATGGTTTGTTTACATGTCCTGAATGTTTTGAACCTAAACATCCACAACTAGATCCACCTTATCATCCTGCAGATGCCGTAGCTTTACATGATCCAAGACCAGCCAGACAAGAACCTGTCACTGTGTATGTCAATGCACCAGGAGACAGTAGTTTTGAGTCTGACGGAATGCAGCCTTCTACTGAAATCAAAAAGTTGATAATTACTACTAAAGTTGGTAATGTCACTGTGAGCATATCATGAATTATACTGAACTTCTTAGCAACGTTAGAAATTATACAGAGGTAGGATCTGATGTTTTGACAGACGCTATTCTAAATGTATTTATAATTAACACTGAAAATAAAGTACAAAAACAATTAGATCTTGATGCTTTTCGTAAGTTTGCCACTTCAAGTTTTACTATAGGTAGTCCTTTTATTACTTTACCTAATGATTTTGATTTAGAAAGAGGCGTTCAAATTGTTGATAACACAACAAAGGATCGTATTTGGGCGGAGCAAAGAGATACAACTTTTATTGACGAATATAATGTAGATAGAATTAATAATACAGGAAAACCAATTTACTATGCAAACT